CGGTTGCCGGCCCGGTCATCGGCCTCCGGGGTGCGTGAGCCTAACGGCTTGACTGATGTGCGACTCTGAGCGGGCGGCTTCCAAGCGGGGGCCGCCCGCTCTCTTTTTGGAGTCACGCATGATCGTCAAGGTTGGTGGCACCGAGGCCGACATCAGAGTTGAGGCAATCCTGTCGATGCCTCGGCTGAGTTTCACCGCGAACCACTTTGCATGGGCGCAGGCCCTGATGCCTCTTGGGATTCGCCCGACCATGGGGACCGGCGCATTCTGGGGTTGAGCCCTCTGGCTAAATGCCAGGGGGCTCAACCCTAGGACAAATGCGACCAAGTCAACACGCGGGTGATGGAACAATTCATCGACAAGGCCGAGTACCTGCTGACGATCGACTACGACACGTTTTTTACGAAGGAAGACGTGGAGCATCTGTTCGCCCTGGCGATGACGTTTCAATGCGACGCCATCACTGGGCTGCAGACCAAGCGTGAAGACGGCCGCCCGATGCTCACGCTGCGGGGCACGCTGGACAATCCGCCCGAGGGCGGCACCACCAGCCTGCCTGCGTCGTGGTTCGCCGAGCCTGTGCAGGAAGTGGACACGGCGCACTTCGGGCTCACGGTGATCTCCACGGCCGCCCTGAAGCGTGCGAAAAAGCCGTGGTTCTGGAGCAAGCCCGGCCCAGACGGCGCGTGGAACGAGGGCCGCGTCGATCCCGATATCTACTGGTGGCGCAACTGGCGCGAGAGCGGGAACCGTGTGTTCGTCACGCCCCGCGTGGTTCTTGGGCACGGCGAGTATGTCGTGACGTGGCCGGGCAAGAACCTTGGCACGCCTGTTTTCCAGTGGACAACGGATTTCACGAACACGAGCAAACGCCCCGAGACTGCATGGAGTGTGCCTCAATGACGAAAATCACATTCACCCGCGCGTGGCGGTCCTACCGCAAGGGGCAGACCGTGGAGATATCCGGCGGCTTGGCCACGCAGCTGCTCGCCCAGCGCGTGGCTGTCGAGGACACGCAAGGCCAACTGATCGAGACGGCAGCCGTCGAGCGAGACGCCGAAACGGCCGACGCCACCCCAAGGAAACGCCGCCGTGCAGTACCGAAGCCTGACTCGCCAGACCGCTCCAGCCGTTGAGCCTGTCACGCTCGCAGAGGCCAAGGCCCACCTGCGAGTGGATACGGCCACCGACGATGCCTACATCGGCTCGCTCATCACGGCGGCCCGCGAGTGGTGCGAGCAGTACCTGGACCGCACGCTCGTGCATACCCAATGGGTGATGAGGTTCGATCGATTCCCGCCAGACGGCACGCAGGACATCGAGCTGCCACGCCCGCCGATCGTGGCCAGCGGCACGGCCACGGCGGTGGCTCTGACGTTCACGTTTGAGAACGGCACCATGTCCACCTACAGCACGGCGAGCTACCGCGTGGACCGGGCGAGCACGCCGGGGGCTGTGAAGACGTTGTACGGCCAGGCATGGCCGCCGCACCTGCAGGACGATAACTCCATCAGCGTGACCTGGTGGGCCGGCTACGGCGCGAGCGGCACGAGTGTGCCGGCGGCGATCCGGCACGCCATGCTGATGCTCGTGGGCATGTGGTACGAGCGCCGGATGGCGGCCGACTCCATGAGCGGCAACGAGATCCCCTTCGGCGTGAAGTCGCTTCTGGACTCGCAGAAGTGGGGCAGCTACCGATGATCGACCCCGGCAAACTCCGCGAGCGCGTCACCGTGCAGATCGCCAGCGGCACGACCAACGCCCTCGGCGAGACGGTACTGGCGTGGGGCGACTCGTCTGCCGTGTGGGCAAGCGTCGAAGGCGTGAGCGCCCGCGAGGCCCTGACGGCAGGGCAAAAGGAAACGACCGTCAGCCACCGTGTGCGGCTGCGTTACCTGCCGGGCCTCACCCAAAACATGCGGTTCTCGTGGCGATCCCGCACGCTCGACATCGTCAGCCTGCTCGAGCACGGCAACCGCTCGGAGCACGAGGCCATTTGCCAGGAGCGGCGGGATGGCTAGCCCTTCGCCGCAGGCCGGCGTCAATGTGACGATCGACGTGCCTGGGCTGGACGAGGTGCGCGAGCGGTTCAAGCAGCTGCCCAAGAGGCTGGCCGCCAAGCACATGGCCGCAGGGCTTCGCCGCGCTGCCGAGCAGGGCGGAACGCTCCAGGCTCTTCGCACGAACACGCCACGAGGGCCGACCGGCAACCTGCGGCGGGCGATCGCTGTAAAAAGCAAGACGTACACCCGTGGCGAGCGTGGCGGCGTCGGCATCGCCATCATCGGCTATCGGGCCGGGCGGCGAATGAACGAGCCGTTTGATGACAAGAAGCTTGGCTACCACCAGGGGCTCCTGGAGTTCGGCACGAAGGAGCGATTCCGCAAGACCGCCAACGGCCTGCGTGTCTCCACGGGCAAGATGCCCACGGGCGGCAGCTACAAGCGGCCGCCGATCCGTACGGCCTGGGAGCAGACGAGGGGCCGCGTCGAAGCCCTGATGGTTCGTGAGATGAGCGACGCCGTAGAGGCAGCAGGCCGCGAGCTCGCCGGCCAGGTCCGTGCATCCCAGAGGGCTGGCTAATGTCTCTCAAGTCTCCTGAGGCAGTGCTGCGAAACGCGCTTGTCGCCAACACCGCCGTGCAGGCGATCATCAACGGGCGGATCTACCCACTGCGGCACGTAGGGCCAGCACCGATCCAGTTTCCGCTGATTATCTGGCGACGTGCTCGCATTGAGCGAGTGCCCACGATGACCGGCCCGGCGGGCATGCCACGGGTAACGATGGAACTGTACATCTATGCCACGACCTACAACGTGGCCCGCGACCTAGCAGACAAATGCCGCCGCGTTCTGGATGGGTATGCCGGGTCCATCGACAATACGGAAGTGCGGCAGGCCACCTTGGAAGACGAGTCTGATGACATCGTCGATCAAGAGGGAGCCGAAACCTCGATATACAGCGTTCGTCAGGAATACGACATTTTCTGGGTGGAGAACTAACTCATGGCATCCCACGGTCAAGGCACGTCGCTTGTGTTTGCTAACTCGACCTACACGGTGACGAGCGTCACGTACTCGATGAACAACGTCGGCGGTGACGATACCATCGACGTATCGCACCTCGGCCAATCGGCTGGTTCGAACGTGCTGACGATGGATCGCCCGCTCAAGGGCTCCGCGTCCGACACGGGCCGCGAGGTGAGCATCGAGTACATCGGCACTGCTCCTATCACGGACGGCGCGACCGGCACGCTTGTCATCTCTGGCGGGCTGACGCTTTCGGCGTCAGCCACGGTGCAGAGCTCGTCTGTTACGCTGACGGTGAACGACGTGACGCGAGGCCAGGCCACCTTCCGCGTTGCGCGAGTCTAAGCCGCTACGGAGGGTTCCGTGGCTACTTACTCGCATGGCGTTGGCGTGACCTGGGGAGGCTCTGCCTTCTCCGAGATTGTCGGCTTGGATTGGACGTACGGCGGCGGTGCCCCCAAGGGACGCAGCGTCGTGTGGACAGACGAAGCTGGCAGCGTCTCCGTTACCACGCTGGCGGGTGCCAACACCAGCACGGGCGAGTATGGCCTGCGGAAGCAGCTCGTGATCTCGGGCGGCGGCCAATACTTGACGGTGCAGGCAGTATGGGAGTCGCTGAGCGTGGCGAATGAAGTGAACGGCGTGACCCGTTACACCGTCACGTTCAAGATCCTGGACGGGTAAACCATGGCACTGACCAAAGAACAGATTCTGGCGGCGGACGATCTGGGCCTGCTCGAGCTCAAGGTGAAGGAGTGGGGCGGCTCTGTGTTTATTCGCGTCATGACCTGCGGCGAGCGCGACGCTTACGAGAACGAATGGGTGAAGAACAAGGAGCGTGGCGTCGAGAACTTCCGCACGAAGTTTCTGGCGAAGTGCCTCTGCGACGAGAAGGGCGAGCGGCTCTTCTCTGATGCCGAAGTCGATCAGCTGGCAAGAAAGTCTGCGAAGGTCATGGCTCGCGTGTGGGCCAAGGCCATGGAGCACAACGCTCTGACCGACCGAGACGTGGAGGAACTCGCAAAAAACTAGCCATCCGCCCGACGCGCGTATTTCTGTTTCGTCTGGCGGGTTATTTGAAAATGACGGTCCGACAGCTCTGCGAGCAGATGGATTCGCGGGAGTTTGCTGAGTGGGTTGCGATCCACAGGCACTACCACCCGCTTCCTGACGAGTGGAGGCAAACGGGCCTGATGGCCAGTGCGAGCCTTGCGCCGTACTGCCCGCGAGGGCGAACGCCGAAGGCAGAGGACTTCGTGCCTATCGCAAGGGCACCCCAGCACGATATGCAGATTGCGGAAACATTGGCACAGTTGGCGAAAGACTTGGGCGGTGAGTAATGGCGACCGTTATTGGCCTTGGCGTGCAGTTCAGCGCGAACGCCAGCGGTATGACCAAAGGTCTGTCGCAGGTCGATCGCCAGCTGCAGAACCTCGGCAAGCAGGCAGGCCAAGCCGCCAGGCTGTTTGACACGTTCGCATCGTCCAGCTCCGCAGCATCGGCAGCCCAGCAGCAGGTTGCCACTGACATTGCCTTCTTGGGCAGTGCCCTGCGGACCGGACAGCTGTCGGCGGAGCAATACGCCGCCGAGCTCCAAGCGATAGTTGGCAGTGCTCAGCAGCAGGCGGCTGCGTTTGCGGAAGGGGCGCGGATCACGGAGCAGGTGGCGACTGCCGAAGAGCGGCGGGCGGCTACGCTGGCGCGACTCGGAGAACTTCTGCAAGCAGGTGCCCTTAAGGAGGAGGCATACAGCCGTGCGGTGGCAGAAGCCAGCGGAGCGAACGCAGCCGCCGCAGCGGCCGAGCGGCAGCGTGCCGCCGACCAAGCGAGAGCGTCGCAAATTATCGAAGACAATTTGTCTGCCGAGGAGCGTGCCAGCCGAGACTATGCTGCGGCGATTGAAGAACTAAATAGGCTTCGGGCTCAAGGCCTACTGGGCGAGGCGGACTACGATGCCGGCGTTGAGCGAAATGCAGATGCCTTTGCCAAGGCGACTATTTCCGCCAATAAGTACAGCGCTTCAGTGGAAGCTGCAGCCCAAGCCGTCAGGCTTTTTGACACGTTTGCATCGTCCAGCGCTGCAGCCTCGGCTGCACAGCAGCAAGTCGCCACTGACATTGCCTTCCTCGGAAGTGCTCTCCGCACAGGCCAGCTCAATGCTGAGGAATTTGATTCCGAGCTTCGGAATATCACGGCAGCCGCCCAAGAGCAAGCTGCCGCTTTCGCCGAGTCGGCGCGCCTAAACGAGGCAAACGTATCTGCGGAAGAGAGGCGTGCCGCCGTCGTTGCCAGGTTGAACCAACTGTACGACACGGCCGGGCTTTCCATCACGGCTTACAACGCCGAGATGATTAAGGCGACTGGCATAGCGGACCAGGCGGCGGCGTCGATGGCTGCGAGAAACGCAGATGTCGCAAGGGCCGAGAAAGAAGCGCTGGCAGCCTACGAGGCATCCCGGCGGCAGCGGCTAGAAGTGGAGCGAGCGGCCCAGCAGGAGGAAGCACGGTTCCTCGAGCGAGGTGCCCAGCTGCGAAGGTTGGCGATCACGCCAATCGAGGAATACGACAGGGCTGTTCTTGAATTGCTGTCTCACAAGCAGGCCGAGACGATCAACGACGAGCAATTTCAACGACTGCTTGAACAAGAGACGCAGAAATTTATCCGCGCCGAGTCTGCCGCGAACAGCTACGACAGTGCAATTGAGGCCGCAGGGGATGGCGGATCACTCAAGTTCAACGAGCTCTCTGGCGTGCTGGCGGCTCTCCCTGGCCCGATCGGCAACGTGGCTGGCCGGCTCTCTGGCCTCACGTCGGCCGGCGAAGGACTGGGCCGTGTGTTCTCTGGCGGGATCGGCGAGGGATTGTCGAACGTCGGAGCCTCCGTTGCCGGGCTCGTTAATCCGTTCACGGCGGGGCTGGCTGCGGTCGCGGCGTTTGGAGCCGGTGCTACTGCTGTTGCGAGTTCACTGGTTGCCCTGGAAGATCGCGTC